GAACTGGCGCGCTCGGCCACGATCATCTCCCGAGTTTCCTTCAGAGCGGAGGTCAGCCGATCTGCCGCACCTTGCAGTGACGCCAGTGTGCCGCCGCCCCACCAGATCAGGCCCGCGACCGAGACCAGCATGGTCCAGGCCAGCGCCTTGTTGATCGTGATGCCGCGCTCGGTGTGTTCCATCATGCTGCTGTTCCTAAATCCCAGCGAAGCTTGTCCAGATCGCGTCGATCTGATCGTCGGTCATCCCGGCGGCCGCCGCGATCATCGCGGTCATCGGATCCAGCCGGTAGGCCATCTGGAAGGCTGCGAAGGTAACGCGGGCATCGGTCTGATCGGGCTCCGGCAAAGCCGCGAATGAACGTGCGAGTGCGCTCGGCACCGCGCCTGTCGCGGCCGCCGCCACCGCTTCGGGTGCCGTGATCAGGCCCAGCCGGTGCAGGGCGATAAACACCTGACGCCGGGTCAGCGGCGGCAGGGCTGCCCGGATATCCGCCTCAGTCAACTCAGGCGGCGCCACGGGTGGCGGCTCGGGCGTGAAGGGGGTGATGTCGGTTTGGGCGGAGGCTGCGGGCCAAAAGGCATGACCCGGCTCGACGATGACCACATGGCCGGACTCGTCGGTAAGCGCGAGGATGGTTTGTGCGCCGTTGCGCCAGAAAGCTTGCATGGGTTAAATTCCGATCAATGCGCGCTGGTCCGCGAGGTAGCGGACATTTCGGATGTGACTTTCGCCAGTGTAGTAGTTGTAGCCATTGGATGAGCTGCCAGTTGTGGCACCCGTTGCGCCAAGGCGCAGATAGAGGGTTTGCCCGGCGGTGAGCGTGACATCGATGCTGCGGGCGGTCCAAGTGGCGAGGGTTGTGCTCCATTCCTGCAAGACCACCCCGTCGCGTAGCACCGCCGCATATTGGGTGTAGGCACCACCAACCCGGGCATGCTCAAACGCGATGCGCAGGGCGCAGTCGCGCGTGGCGGTGAGGGCGGTCTCGCCAAGGAAAGTCTGGTAAATCGTGCCGGTGCCAGTTTTCGCGAGACTGATGGGATCGCTACCGCCGCCTGAGCAATGCTTCAGGACCACCGTACTGGCCGCAACCGTGGATGCCATGGCCCCGGCCAACAGGTTTGAGGCCCCTGCAACCAACGCCGAGATCGCCTGTGCGACCCGCAAGGGCGTCATCAGGGTGGCATTGTCGGTCCCCGCCTGCGCCTGCGCTTGGCTGGCAAGGCCCGCCGTGGCGCCGTCACCAAGCCCAAGTGCTGTGCGCTGTGCTGTCGGTGTCGCCGCCGCGATCAGCGCCCGCCCGGCCACGCTACTGCCCGCAAGCTCGCAGCCGCCAGAGGCAAGGGTACCGAGCGCGATCCAACCGGTGTTGAGCGCGTTGCGAACTTTGATAATCGGGCTTGCACCGGACGCATCGACCCAGATCTGCCCTGCGGTCATGGTGGTGGGCGCGGTGGCACCGTAAGCACAGCTTTGCAGGGCCGCGAGGATCAGGTTCAACTCGGCGCGGAACTGCGCACCGGACTGGTTGGCAAGATTGTAATCGACGGCCATCAAAGAACCTCTTCGGCATGGATGCGCAGTTTGGAGACAAGGACGTTGTAATCAGGACTGGACGAGATCAGCCGGGCGCGCAGTTGCACGGCGCGCACCTCATCCTCAGAACTGTCGAGCCGGGACCAGACCGACCAGATTGGCGCCACCGCAGGGTTGTCATCGGTGCTGCGCGCCTCGACGATGACGTCGATTTCTGCGCCGTCGGTGTCATCGACATCGAGCCAGCTGTCGATCGATTGCACCCGGGCGTCGAACAGCGCGCCGATGCTCAGTGCGGCCACGTCGATGACCGAGCGCAGCCGCACGCGCTTGAGGGCGCCGAAGTCCATGCCCGCCGGGAAGGTGAATACCCCTTCGGCGGCAAGATTGGTCAGCTTCAGGGCCGCGCCATCAACTTGAACATTGGTAAGGGTGCCAATCCAGCCCGGATCGGCGGCAAGGCTCAGCACCGGCGCAAAGGGGAGCACCTGCGCGCCCTTGGTCACCACGCTGGCCACTGGGCCGAGATTGCCAGAGTTGTCGCGCGCCCGCAGAATGTAGGTGCCGGGTTTCAGGGGGACGAGGGCCACCGCATCGGAGCCTGCCACTTCGTCCATGCTGGTCGATGTAGCCCACGTGGCCGTCAGGGCGCCGGAATGGCGGATCACGATGCGCCCGCCAATCCGCACATCAAGATCAGACGAGGGCAGCCACTTCAGGATGGCAAGTCCGCCTGCGGTCTGGATCGTCAGACTGTCCAAGGCCGCAGGTGGCGCGGTCAGGCCGAGGATCTCGATCAGGGCATTCACATAAGGTGAAGAAACCCCGATCACCGACAGGGATTTGACCGCGACCTCCCAGCGTCCGGGTTTTACGTCGCGGATTTCCCAGAAGAGCTGATCGGTCCGCCCGAGCGTGATCCAGTCGTCTCCCGTAACCATGCCGCCCATGTCCAGCACGCGGCGCGCCCGGATCTGATACTCGCGCACGAAGTCCGAGGGTGCCTCGGTCCAGCTCGCCCGGATCAGCGTGCGCACGCCGGTGCCGCTGCGGGTCTCATACATTTCTTCGGCCAGTTGCGGAGTACCGGGCGCTGGCACGCCGCCCGGCCCCGGCAGGCTGGTGCGCGGGGCGGCGGCATAGATTGCTGCCTCAGAGGCCGTCCAGTCATAGACCAAGGGTGAGGTCTCGCGCAGGATGAGTTCGGGCAGCAGCAGCGCGCCGTCGCCGGACGCGGTCAGATCGAGGCTGACCCCCTGCACCTCGAAGGGTTTGGCGGCAAAGCCCCAGCGCGCATAGGAGAGCATCACCGTCTCGCCTACGCCCGCGCGCCATGCGGCCAGTTTCCCAGCAACTTTCACCGTCATCTGGCGCCGAGCGCGCTCGAGCTCGATCTTCGCCAGCCGCTGCGCCATCGCGGCGGAGATCGTGAAGGGTAGCGACAGATCGCGCCATTTGCGCACACCACCATCCTCGGCGAGGTAGACATCGCTGGCGTAGGCCGGGAAGTCATCCGGCTGCCAGTCATTCTCCGGGCTGACGAACTGACCCCGCACGCCGTTGAAGTTCTCCGATTGGCTGATGCGGGTGGCAAGCACCAGCCCGCCCGCACGCACGTCATCGGCTGTCAGCGTGACCTCAGGCAGCCGGTAGGCCCCGGCATGGAGGCGCCATGTGCCGCCCTGCACGGCGCAGCGCCCGGCCATCGACGACAAGAGCCCCTCGATGATGGTCTTGGGGCTCTCGGACAGAGAGACGGTGCCGTTGCAGGCATATCGCCGCTGGGGGCCACCGGTGGCAAGCGGCACCAGCTCGTCGCAGATGTTGGCCGCCTCGATCACGCTCTCGGCGTCGATGCCATCTGCAGCGCCCAGACCTGCGCCCAGACCAAAGTCAGGCTCGGCGATGTAATCGGCGAGGCACAGGGCCGGGTTCTCGGAATAAGTGCGTGACCCCGTTCGGGGATCGAGGATGTCGTCCTTGCCCTCCAGATCCACGGTGATGTTCGGAATGCCGCCGGGGAAAGCATCCGGGTCATAGGTCAGCCGCAGATAGAGGGCGGCGCAGCCCGCAAGCCGGTGTGCTGCGGTCCATTTGTCCGGCACATTGGCGATCAGACTGGCAAAGGCGGTCTGATCGTCTGCGCCAAGACGCTTCTCGACTGTGATCTTGCCCGCCCATCGCCCCTGTACAATCCCGCCTGCCGTGACGGCCATCACCCCTTCGAACCAGATTGCCCCGATCGATTTCACCCGGTGTGCGGCCAGAACGATCACCAGATGCAGGAACTGGTCCTTTGCCCCCGAGGCATGCACGAAGACGATGACACCGCCCTTGCGTGCCCGGCCGTAGACCATGTCGCGCGGCACCACCGGCTCGCGCACTGTCACCGTGCGGGCCTGCAGCGACGCCTTGGGCTTCGGCATCAGGGCTTGGCTGGCATATGACAGCAAGAGCGTGCCGCCGAGCCGCACAAGGGCCGCACCAATGCCGCCTGCGGCCAGCACGCCGGAGATCGCCCCGGCGATGGCCGTGACAGCGGAAACGATGAAGGGCATGGGGGTGGGGCTTTCGCGGTTACGAGATCAGATCAGATGCGCCAGGCCAGCGCCGAGGTGGCGAGCGGCACGAGGACCAGCCCTTCGGGCGCGATCCCGGCCACGCGGGCGCCGAGGCAGACCCCGAAGCCGAGGCCGGTATTGGCGAGAACGAGATCGCCGCGTTGGGCGAGTTGGACCGACGGCAGCGGTTCACCCAGAAGATCTCGCCCTGCCGCTTCCAGTGTTTGCCAGCCCAGCCGCCGCATCACCCGCAGCGCGCCGCGCGCGGTGGAGTACCGCCCGCGCCAGAGCGCTGCGACGTCATAGCCGCCTGCGATCTCGCGGCGCAGATCGAAGGCGAAGGTCGCACAATCGTGCCGCCCCCAGCAGAACGGTCGGTCCCGGGTGGCCTCAACGGCTGCGACGAGGCGGCGTTCCCAGCCGGGAAGGCGTGCCCGCCCCACGGTGTCCGTCCCATCGGTGCCTGTGGAAGTCATACGGGTATTCATCCGCGCCCCCAGGTGATTTCCCGGTCCTGAATGGCTGTGACATATTCAAAACCAAGATCGCCCGGATGCAGGGCCTGCTGGCTTTCGTGCGTGTAGCGCCAGCTGCGCGCTGTGTTCAGATCGATCAGGCGACTCTCATAGCTGATGGTGATCCGGCAGGTCTCGGCATCGTCGGTGATTTCTGGCACATCAAGACGCCCGGCGAAGGCCAGCACCGGATCGGCGATGATCTGGCCCTCAGGAGTCAGAAGCCCGAGCCAGACCCGCCCCGGCAGGCCTTGCCGCGCTTCTGCAATAGCCATCTGCACCAGATCGAGCGGAATGCCCGACAGCGAGACCGACGTCCCACCCGCCACGACTTCGGAGGTTTCTTCGATCGCTCCAAGACCCAGCAGTGCGCCTGCGCCCGACCAGGATTGCCCGGCCCAGCCAATCTCGCCAAGGCCAGACCAGAGCCGCACGGTGCCGGAGGCGAACTCGCCCTCAAAGAAGATCACCGGCCGCAGGTCGCGATCTGCCAGCGCTGCGGCAAAGTCAGGTGTCAGATCGCGGCTCATAGCGCCTCCCGGGCGGTGAGGGTGAAGAGAAACGTATCGGCCCGGCCGATCCGGGTCGGAACCGGCGCGGTCAGGCGCAGCAGCACGGCTGGGGCGGCGATTTCCAGCGCCGTGCCATCGACGGGGGATGTCCGCAGCCTTGGCACGAAGGCGAGCGTGGCCGAGCCTGACTCGTCAGCGACCACATCCGTCGTCAGCTGATGCAGCCGAGTTTGCGCATCGCTCCCAAGGGAGAAGAAATCTCCGGCAAAGAGCGGCATAGCAAAAGCAGGCCAGCCGCTGGTGTTCAGCGTCCCACCGGTCTGGAAGCCGCCCGAGACAGCCGCTGCGAACGCGATGCCTGGCTGCCGGATCGTCGGGTCGCGGAACAGGAACCGGCCACGCGGCCCACCAAGTGCAGCCATAAACGCTGACAGGCGGCGGGCGTTGCGACCGTTAGTTCGCGCCATCTCGATGCCGTACTCCCACCATTCGCCACCCCAGTCCTGCACTTCCATGGTCCCGGTGAACGGCAACGTCACCGCTGCCGTGGTGGTGACCAGCCGCCGCTCCAGGCTCGAGACTAATGTCAGGGGCAATTCGGGGATCATCGGTCAGTCGCCTCTCATCTCTCTCACAACGCATGCCCACGACGTCGTCCATCGGCGACGCTGGCCTTGGCCAATCGCGCAATCTCCGGGATGGCAGCGCGCAGCTTGGCATCAATCTGTTCGGCGACCCCCGTCTGCGCGCCGCGCGCGTCGATGCTGATGGAGACACCGCCCGATCCGCCCCCGGCCATTCCACGTGCGACCTCGGCGCGCGACAGCACCCGCTCGCCGCGCTGCAGGATCGCGGGCACCTCGTCAGGCCGAAGACCGGCCCATCCACCGCTGTGCATCCGGGGCGCACCCGTAAAAGCCAACGCTGGTACCATCCGACCGGGGCCGGGCGCACCCACCATGCCGCCCCCATGCTTGACCGGAGCAAATATCCCGCCCAGCCCCTTTGAGAGCCAATTGGCCAGGGGGCCCAACACCGAGTTCTTGAACGCCAGTGTCGCGAGATCGGCGAGGATCGAGGAGATCAGCGATTTGAAGTCGAACTTGCCGGTGGTGACGAACTCCCGGAACGCACTCTCGGCCGACTGGAAGGCCGAGGTCAGGGTTTCGCCCAGGCCCTTGCCCCAATCCATCGCGCCCTTGGCATAATCGGCAAGCGAGGCCGTGAC